CTGTTAGTGTTCATCGGCGGTCTTATCGGTGTCATTCCCACGATGGTGTTACAAGTGTGGAATGGCGCTAGCCTACTTGGGCTGATTATCTTTAGCGTCGGAGCGTATCAAATACTGAAAGGACAGATTGTTGTTTGACGTAAACATAGAGGGACGACTTGTTCGTGTTCGCCCACAAGGTGCAGTATGGTCACAGCGAGATGGCTGGATTGAACTAGACCGTGTACAAGCCAAGAGCCTCGTTGAGAAAATAGCCGAGCACCGAGTATGGGAGAACGATGAGTCAGAACCCGAGGACGGATAACGTAACAGAACTATTCCCGCCGAAGCATTATCGGTTTGAGATCTATGTCACACGTCGGGGGTATATTGCAGAGGGACACGAGAATGGAGACATATTGTGGGAATACAAAACGGAATCGCTTGGCAAGTTGTCAGCAATGATGCTTATGGCATTGGCGCAGCTCGATGATCCCGGCGAGTAGATGGCGGGCGAACAAGGCACTTAGCTTTGAGTCGTGGGCTGACGCAAGACGTAGTGGTATCACGGCGACGGAGGTTGCTAACGCTAGCACTCCGGCTGGATTCGATAAGACGGTAGCTCGATATACTGAGCCTGACGAACCGTATGACAATCCGTATATGGAGTTTGGTCGGAGGACAGAGGGACCAGTTGGATTATGGCTGAAAGACCAGTTCGGGATATTCCCTAACGAGTGGTTGATTAGTCACGATAATCCGATATATATGGCTACGCCGGATGGTATATCTCTTGACCATACGGTGATCTCTGAAATCAAAACAACGGGGAAAGACTTTGGCGACAAGATCCCGATTGGTTATCGGAGGCAAGTGCAATGGCAACTGTATGTCACAGGTGCTGAGTATTGTGTGTTTACGTGGATGCTTCGCGTAGAGACACGAGATGGAGACTTCCAGCCTGGCTGGATAGAGCCTAAGACGGTAACAATACATCCGTCAAAGGACACCATAGAAGATCTCATTGCGGTAGCAGACCGCTTGTGGGATATCAAGCGACTCGCGCTTGGTACTAAATAGAACGGAGAATGTAATGCCACGTTTCAACATTGACGAGTACGACACCGTGGAGACTCGGCTTGCCCGGTTCCACGAGGACTATCCTGACGGGCGTGTAGTCAGCTACGAGGTGACAAGCGAGGAGGATAGGGCACGAGGCTACTGGGTTGTGCGGGCACAGATCTTTACCGACCACGAAGATCAGCACGCTAACTGCCCGAAAGCAACCGGGATGGCATTTGAGATTGAGGGTGGCTCCGGTGCAAACCAGACCGCAGCTCTGGAAAATGCCGAAACAAGTGCGATAGGACGTGCGCTTGCCAATATGGGTTACTCGGGACGGAAGCGACCTACACAGACAGAGATGCGTAAGGTTAATCGTGCTGAAAACCCAATCCCCGAGGACTTTGTGGAGTCCGTGTCGAAAGCTGAGTCGAGAGAACAGCTTGATACGCTTTACCAAGATGCCGTTAAGAATGGCTGGGCTGAAGATCTAGTTAAGGTGTTCCAGGCTCGGGCTCAAGTTATCGGAGGAAAAAAATGACAAGTCAGTTTGAGTGGCGGATGATTGCTCAAGACCCGACGCGCAAGCAACGACTGTTAGAGACAGCTGACAGTTATGTGGAGAAACTGCGCGAGGGTCAAGAGGATTGGCGCGAGTATTATCAGGATGTGACAAAGAGTGTCTACGCACAGCAATCTGACTCCGGCTGAGGTTGTAACCACTCTTTCGCAAATCGGCAAGGACATTGACGAAGCGACTGATGATCTAGCCGAGGCTGACCGTAAGGTTGTGATGTCTCGGAGGCGTTACGAAGTGGGCTATGCGCGGACGTTTCTAAGCACTGAGGGCGCAATGGAGATCCGCAAATATACGGCTCGGCTTGCAACGGAGAATGAGAACTTTGACCTTGAGTGTGCAGAGCAAGAGCAAAGAGCGATTGTTGCAAAGATTCGTGCGCTTCGGGACAGGCTTGAGATAGGTCGTTCGATTAGTGCCATTATGCGAATGGAATGGTCTAACCAGTAAACTAGATGTATGAGCGGGAGTACGTCTCGGCGCAAAGGTAATCGTGCTGAGGTTGAGGTTGTCCGGCTACTGCGTGAGCACGGTTATGATGTGGAAACGTCACGCGCTGCGCGAGGCGGGTATCAGTCTGGTGCTGACATTGTGGGAGACTTTCCGCTAGTCATTGAGGTTAAGAATCAAGCTCGGGTAGATCTACCTGGATGGTGGACACAAGCCCAGTATCAGGCTAATGGTGGCTTGCCAGTTGTAATCCATAAGCGGGTAGGAAAATCCGACCCTGCGGAATGGTGGGCGACTATGGATGTAGCCACCCTGTTAAGGTTGCTTCGTGAATCATAAACAGTTTCAGAGATATCTGAAACGAGACGATGGATGTGTTCACTGCGGTGAAACTGAGGCTGTGTCTCCGCACCATAGGCGTAACCGTGGAATGGGCGGGTCAAAAGAACGTGATGTGCCGTCAAACATTGTTGTGATCTGTTCCTGGTTAAACAATGCTATGGAGTCAGATGATGTCGTGGCAAATCTGGCACGACACTATGGTTGGAAACTACGAGCCGGTGATGTTCCACGTGAAACACCTATCTGGCATTATCAAGGCGAATACCGTATCTATGACGATGACTTCGGATTTGTGGTTGTTTCGGAACCAGAGGATGGTCACTAAAGACATAAACGTGGTTGTGGGGTATAACTAGAGAAACACTAGAACGGAGGCATAGTGACTATCACGGAGGGAATGTTCACCAGCCAGACAGAAGAATGGGGGACACCGCTAGATCTATTCCAAAGATTGGATAACGAGTTTGGCTTTGAACTTGACGTTTGCGCAAGTAAGGACAACGCAAAATGCGAGCGGTTCTTTACAAAGCAAGAGGATGGGTTAAATCAGGAATGGTCGGGTGTCTGTTGGATGAATCCGCCCTATGGCCGAGAAATCAAATATTGGATGTCAAAGGCTGTTGAGTCTTGGCGGAGCGGTGCTACCGTTGTTTGTTTAGTGCCAGCGCGTACTGACACAAAATGGTGGCACGAGTTTGCAATGCAAGGCGAGATTCGATTCTTACAGGGCAGGCTTCGGTTTACTAATCGTGGGGGGGGGTGAGCGGTTCAGCCCCATTCCCGTCAGCAATAGTAATCTTTAGATCCTAGAAACGGAGGACAGGTGTTAATCAGAGGACACCACGAGTTTGATGAACAGTTCACACAGATACCGAATAGTTGGATTCGAGATCCTGCAATCTCTCTCGGGGCCAAGGGGCTGATAGCCCAGCTGATGTCGCATAGACCTGGCTGGTCAGTAACAATCCACGGGCTTGCAAATCAGAACGGTTGCGGTAAAGACCGAATCCGTACCTACATTCGAGAGCTAGAGCAGGCTGGTTATTTAAGCCGAAGCAAACAGCAACGCCACAATGAACAGGGTTATCTTGCGGGGTACGACTACGTTACACAAGATCCACCTTTGGCGGATTATCCTACGAAGGTTAATCCTACGGAGGTTTCGCCTACGAAGGTAAATCCTACGCTTAAGAAAACCATTAAGAAAAAGAACATATCTAAGAACACTATTGACTTACATACAGAGTTCGACAAGTTCTGGGCGATATATCCAAACCGAATCGGCAAGGGAGATGCTCGAAAGGCGTTCTTTCGCGCTTGTGAGTCACACAGTGTCGAGAAGATCCTTGCAGGCGTAGAACGATTCGCTCGAGATCCGAATCTTCCCCCAAAGCAGTATATTCCTCGCGGAGCTACCTGGTTAAACCAGGAGCGTTGGGACGACGACCCATATCCAGCGAGAGAGTTACCTAAGGGACAAAAACCAAACGCAGAAGGGCCAGGCTACCGTGACTGGGTCAAAGCCTTACACGACATCGGAGAACACTTTGACTGTTTACCGGGAGAGTTCGGATGCAAGTAAACCACGCAGAGATGCTCGGCATAGATCTAGACGAGCTACAGACGGAATCGTTTAGCCATCCAAGACATCGGGCTATGCTTCACGAGCACGAGAAACGGTTGGAATGGTGGCAATCTCGATATCCACGACACACCGAACCGAATACAGATGTCCTTGAGGCATACATTAGACTCAAGGAAAGACAAAGGAACGGAAACTATGGACGGAAAACTACAAGCTCTTGACTTGGCGAGGATTGTCGAGGACTTCTTCGTCGAGTTACAGAATGAACGGTTCATTGGTCCCTGTGATTGTTGCGGGTTCCCAGTGCCAGCACCGTTTATTGACCCAGACACAGACGAACTGTTGTGTCGAAACTGCCGAGTAAATCACAACGAGAATGGAGAACACATTGGCGACCATCAACATCACTAACGCGAAGGTTGGACGGATTATCAGTAACAAGGGATTCGAGGCAATCGAAACCTACCAGACCCGAACCGGGGAAACCGGCGAAACTAAGTTCACCGTCTGGACTTCGGCTAACAATATTCCAGGCGAAGGCAGTCTTGTGAACGTGACAGGTAACGTGAGTGTCCGTGTTGAGGAATATAACGGGCGACAGTTTGCCCGGTTCCACGTAAACCAGCCAACCGTGATGCTCCTAGATCAACCACAATCCGCATCGGTTCCAGATATGCAGCAGATTTGGCCACAGGTCAAGGAGATCCCAGATAGCGAGGTGCCGTTCTAGTGAAGATCCTGAGCCATCTGCTTGTTATCGCGCTTGCTAGTCTCTACATTCTGCTCGCTGTTCAGGCAGAGCCGGTCACAGCGACACTTGGTTATATTGCAGCGGGACTGCTGACACTTGCAGTTATCACAGCAACATTACGGAGACAATAATGCTCGAAGATATTACACCGCCACCGAATACGCGGGGTTGTCGTGTCGGTAAGATCCTTGCAGAGCTAGAGCCAAGTGATAGGCAAATCCTTGAGGATGCGCTTGCCGATACAGTACGCTGGTCGTCACACGGTCTTATGACTGTTCTAAACCAGCGCGGTCTTGACGTAAGCATCCACCCGATTATCAACCACCGGAAACAGATATGCCGATGCTCGAAAATCTAATACCGGCTGAAAAGATCACTGCTCACCCGTCAGTTCGTGTCGGTGTCGAGTTTGATGGTCACGAAGGCTGGGGACAAACACCTGGTCTTGAGAGCGAGCCGGAGTCGTTTAACGAGTTCCTCGAAGATGCAGGTATTGACCCGACAGGTATCGAAGTGATACCGCCGGTTCGGACTTCACGCTGGCAACAGCAGAAAGATGGTGAACTGGTCTGGCTTACGTCGTATCGGTTCCAGTTCCGTCGCAAAAGCTCAGGCATTGACCTGCCCTTGCTTGCCCGCGAAGCCGAGAACAAGGTTAAGAAACCAAAGAAAGCAAAGCGAGCAGACACCGCGCTGGTTATTCTCTGGTCAGATCTACAGGTTGGCAAGGTAGATCTCCACGGCGGGTTCCCTGAGCTGTATCAGCGTGTAAGCGACACTCACGACAAGCTCGTGGAGATAGTAGAGCGAGACAAACCAAGCAAGGTTATCTTTGTAGACCTGGGCGATACCGTCGAAAACTTTGATAACAAGGCAAGTGCCCAACAACTACAGACCAATGACCTGTCCATTATGGAACAGGTAGATCTAGCAACTACTCTCGCCTGGAAAACACTACAAGCTATGGCAGAGCGTGTGCCTGATGTAACCTACGCCTCCGTCGGATCTAATCACTGTCAATGGCGAAGGAACGGTCAGCAAGTCGGGAAAGCAACTGACGACTGGGGAGTGTTTATCGGTAGACAGCTTGCTCGGTTAGCGTCAGAAACTAAAGCCACTAACATTCGATTCGTTGAGCCACAGCCGTTAGACGAGTCTCTCGCGCTTGACGTATTCGGGGATGGCTACCATATCCTCGGTGTTGTTCACGGACACCAAGCACGAAACTCAGCCTCCGTTGGTGAATGGTGGAAAAAACAAGTGTTCGGTAACCAGCCCGTCGCTGCAAGCACCATTCTTTGTCATGGGCACTTTCACCACTTACGGGTTACAGAGATGGGCAGTACACCCGACGGTAACTCGCGGTTCCTTGTCGGAGCACCCACACTTGACAATGGCTCGAACTGGTGGCGAAAGATAAGTGGAGATCAAGCACCACCGGGACTTGCCTGTTTCACGGTAAGCAAGGGACAGCCCTGGACGGGAACGGTTTGGAAACTGTAGATGGCACGGGCAAACAGAATCTTTGATGTCCTGTTATATCGGCAGACCGAGCAACTAATCTCGAAGATCACAGAACAAGCTGCGGTGTCACAGCCAATCTATGTACCAAGCTCGAACCGGGCGCACTTAATCCGCACACACAACCTGTTAAACGAATCCAAGCTTGATTACAAGGTAGTTGTCGAGCCTGACCAAGAGCGTGACTATGCAGAGGTTGTTGGACAAAACAAAATCTTGTTACTACCGGAGAGCAACAGAGGGCTTGCATATTCCCGGAACTGGATCATTGACCACGCCAAGAAATCTGGTGCTGAGTACCATTGGCAACTGGACGACGACATTAAGAGCTTTACCTATCGGACAGACGGTAAGCCACACAAGTGTCTTGCCCGGAACGCACTAAGTGTTGTCGAGCAGATAACAGCTCAGACGTCAAACGTCGGCCTGTGCGCTATTAGTCACGACAACTTTAACTACACCTGGGACCCGCTACCGCCGATTGCTTACAACACCACAGCTCCCGGCCCTTGTAGTTACTTCCGCAACAATATCGAAGCAAGATGTCGCCCCGGGATCTCAACGGATATGGATTACACAATGCAGGTGCTACACGCTGGCCTCTGCACAATAGTGTTTAAACGACTCGGCTTTGCAACTGTTCCAACCGGACAACAGGCTGGCGGGCTATACGAGCAAGAGTACGAAGGAAACAAAAGAGCAGAGCGGATTCTCCGGTTCCTCGAGTATTGGCCAGGCTCAGTCAAGCTGGGATACAGGCAGAACGGCAACGCATATATGATGGGAATCGGCGCATATTACAGGCAGTTTAAACAGCTCCCTCAGGCAAAAAACAAGGACAGTTTCTATGTCGCCGGTAGGTAGGTTCCAGAGACCTTGCCTAGACTGTGGTGTCCTATCCCAGGGGAATAGGTGCCCCGAACATCAGGCAGCGTTTAACAAACGGTACAGGCAACCCGGCAGTCCCGCCCGGAAAGCAAAGAAAAAACAACTGTACAACTCTGACTACCGACGACGAGCAGCGATTGTACGCGCTAACGCTACACACTGTCACCTCTGTGGGCAGGGAGCTAGACCAGGAGATCCGTGGCAAGCAGATCATTTATATCCAGGACAACCAGACTCGCCATTATTGCCCGCACACCGTTCTTGCAATCTCCGTAAGGGCGGAAAGCACCCAAACACTTAAAAAACCCTTACGGGCACACCCTCCTCCCCCCTGGGCTACCACAATATGTAGGGGTAGGTACAACACAAAAGGTAAACATTCCCTAC